TTATGCAGTCTTTGATGATGAGACTTGCATAAAGTAAATAAATTGTGATGGTCTAAACTTTCCCTACAGTCTATAGCAAATTTCTCACGAAGGGAAGTAATTTTTTCAACACTATCAATTTCAGTAATCTTATTATGATTACACCACTCATTAAATAGTTGACTTACTGAAAAAAGATGATGAAGTTCTAAATTTTCAATAGACCCACAAATATAACACTCATCTCGTAATTTATAGTCTTTCTTAATATAGTCTCTTATATATTTTATTGGAAATCTTTTTAGTTCAGACATTGTTGAAGGACCTCCCAGCGTAGTTTATAATGCTCAGGATCTCTATTCAAACCAACATCACCTTCGGGTAAGCTAAGAATACTACCTACCACAGTATCAAGATTTTTTAGTTTATAATACTTTTTAATTAAATAACTAACAACAATATCATCACCTCTTGTTAAATGTTTAAATTTTATTAAATCTTCTTTTATTGCATCAAGAGCTTCTTGTTTAACTAACATTACGGAACCAACTAAAAAATCTACACGAGCATGTTTACACCAATGATCGCGAAGATCTCTATATTTTTTAGCTTTTTCTACGCCTGATTTTCCGTAAATACCTACAAGCGGTTGATTTCTCTGCACTAATTTTCTAACTAATAGTGGAGAAGGAACTAAATCATCGTCTAGTATTAGCTTATAAGGTTCTGGATAATTATAACACTGTAACCATCTCTCAATACAATATTTATTACTATCATTATTAATAACTTCAACTTTTCGAGAGCGATAGTCAAATAGTTCATAAGGATTATTATTTATAACAGTAATAGGAATAGAACGATGAAAAGCGTCACAAATTGCTTTTACATTATCAGGTCTTTTATAGTTTAAAATTATAATTCTAAGCATAAATAGTTATATTACTCATTTTTTGATGTGTGTAGATTGCATAACGTACAGCATCACAAGGGTGAGAAGCCCAATCATGAATTGGTTTTGGGTTTTCTGTGTTGGGATTCCATTTATATGCTGCCATTGCGGAGAAGGTATGTCTTGCCCCTTCAGTATCAAAGAACAAGCGATCTTGCTCAATAAGCACTTGAAGCGAATTAATACCATCATTAACAGATTTAATTGCATTTTCACAATAAATATCATAATCATAAGCAAAATCAGCTTTAACTTGTTGTGCAGCAGAGTCAATATAGATAGTGTCTATTCCCCATTCATTAATTTTTTCCTGTATTTCAGATGCAAGTTCTGAAGTAGTTGATTCTTTTGATATAAACTCATCAACAATAAAATAGTTTTCTCCGTCAGTACCAATCACAACAAAAACATTCTCATCTCTATAGCCAACGTCAAGTCCACCAATTACTTCTGCAAAGCGTTCACCAATATAGTCACCAATATGCTTTTCTTCATCTAAATCAAGATAAATCTGAGATTCAGTGGTTGTCCATTCACACTCATACTCTTGAAGATACAAAGCTTTTGTAATAGTACGACGAGCTTCTTCAACATCTGTTTCAGAAAGAAGAGGGTTTGCTCTCCAATTATGAATTGATGATGTCCAATCAGGATATTCTGGATCTGCTCCGCGTAAATAGTAGTCATACAAATAATTACCCTTACCGCGAGGAGTTGATATCCATAAACAGCGTGAATCAGTAAAGGTTGAAAGTGCGGGTCTTAAATCTCGTGTAAAATACTCATCGTTAGGAATAATAGCAGCTTCGTCTACTATGAGAAGATTAGCAGCACGACCAACAAGTGAATCACGATTGTTTGCAGAAAGAAGTCTAAATACTGACCCATTAATTAGTTTAACTACTTTGTCTTTTTGATTAAAACGCTCAACTTCAATATCAAGTTGTCTGATTAAATCTGTTACATAGTCCCAAATAATTGAAGAAAGAGAAAAGTTAGGAGCAACTACCATAACTTGTTGACCAGGTTCAAGTAGTTTAGCAAAAGCTAAAATAGCAGCTGCATACGATTTACCAGTACGACGAGCTGCGATATGAACGCAAAAACGTGATTGATCTAAGTTCTCAACCATTGCCCATTGTGATTCATTAAACTGAACAGGAGTAGGAAGACGATCTAAAAGACGTTGGATTTTGATTTTAAAGAATTTATTGTTCATTTACCTAAAATAAGGAATTATCATTGAGAGAAGGGAAATTAGTCCAGCTGTTAGACCGCCTACCCATAACAGTGTTTTAAGAGAGGCTCTGCCTTGGGTAGCCATTTCACGAATATCAGCAACAGAAGCTTCCATCTTATCTATACGTTCTTCTAAACGATGAAACATTGTAACTATGTTTTCATACCGCTCTTCACATACCGCTTCATGAGCTGATATGTTAGCTTTATTGCTCTGAGAACGTTCATGCAATCTATCAAGTTCTATTTGTATTTGATCAAGCTCACGTGTATCATCCATAGTCGCCCCTTATGTCTTAATAATATACTGTACTACTTCACTTGGTAGTGTTGTAGCAACTGAAAAACCATTAACTGATAGTGATGGAATTGACAGAGCAGGTATTGATAGTCCTGGAACTGAAAGACCTGGCACAGAGTGTGAGTGGTTATTCACAGTTAGTGATGGAATTGAGTGTGCATGGTTGTTCACAGTTAGTGAAGGTATTGAATGAGTATGGTCGTTCACAGTCAAAGAAGGAATCGTTAATGCTGGAATTGAATGAGTATGGTTATTCACAGTTAATGACGGTATTGAGTGTGAGTGGTTGTTCACAGTTAATGAAGGTATTGAATGAGTGTGGTTTGCCTGAGTTACGTTAGTAACAAGGGTAGCCTGTGTTACGTCTTTAGTACCAGCAGCTAAAGTTTGGTTAACTGTATAGGTAGTAAGAGTTAAGTCACCAGCCCCATCAGCACCAGTATTTGAAGCAACAGTAGTTGCTTGTGAGTCGCCAGTGTTAGTTGCTACAGTAGTTGAAGTTGAGTTACCTGTAGTTGCAGTTCCTGTTATAACTGAAGGAGCATTAGTTGCATTATAGCCTACAGTAGTAGAACCAGCATTGCCTGTATCAGATGCTGCAGTAGTAGAGGTTGCATTACCTGTATTATCAGCAACAGTAGTTGCCTGAGAGTTGCCAGAAGTGCCAGTACCTGTTGTGCCTGTTCCTGTAGTTCCTGTACCAGTATTATTTGAAGCAGTTGTAACACCAGTTTTAGTAGCAGAGTTCATCACAGCTGAAGCAGCTGCTGAACCGTTAGTTGCACCAAGAGCTGTGTTATTAGTACCTTTACCTAAAGGAACTTTATCACGAAGATCAGGAACGTTAAAGGTGGTAGAACCATCACCTACACCATATCCTGTCCCAATAACAGCAAATAAACGAGCATAGGTAGTACGAGAAACGGCAGAATTATCACATAACAAATAACCAGTAGGAGCTGACGCAGCACCATAAGCTAAGATGGTACCAGCCGGGATAATCTCAGCCCCACCTGCAGTAGAACCGTCATGAATTCGAATATTATTTGTATCTGTATCGAGTGTAATCTCACCAACAAGTCCTGTATAAGAATTGTTTTGTGCGGAGGTTCCTCGTCTAAATTGTAGCTGTGTAGCCATTTTTTACTCCTTAAGTAAGTGCTCCTAAATCAAATGTGCCTGTAACTGATAAATCACCTGTGACTTGTACTTCTACACCTTGAGTACTGTCAATCTTAATACGCTCTGTGCCATTAGAAATAATAGAAACTGCAGGATCAATTATTGATACAATAGAATCCGAGTCTGTAATTGCATTTGAGCTTAAACCTTGAAATGTAGTGGCAGAAATTGTACCTACAACAACATTACCACTACCGCCTCCTACAGTAACGGTAGAGTTTGCTTCAACTTCAAAGACCCCGGTAGCATCAAGCCCAAGGCCGCCCATAAATCGTGTTACTTTTTGTGACATAATAACCTTTCTATCATAATTTTAACCTGTGGTCAAAATATATTTATGAGAGTACTCCTAAATCCAGTGTTGCCGCTAACTTAGCATCTGTAATAGATCCATCAGCTACACCACCTGCAGCAATTCCTGCAGCAAGCTGTGCCGCATTAGAGGAACGAGTAGCCTCAACTGCAAAATAAGCTGATGATTGACCGTCAAGTAAGTCTGCATCTAATCCTGACCCTGCACCGTCTACTGTTTTAATCTTTGTTAAAACATCAGAAGCTGTATACGAAGAGGAATCAAGTTTTGTAGCAACATTATCTTGTACTACATTAATATTAGCATTAAGTTGTGTATAAGTTACATAATCATTGGCTGCTGAGGCAGTAGTAGCAATCTTTGAATCAATTTGAGTCTGAATCGCAGAGGTCACACCATCAAGATAACCAAGCTCTGTAGCGGTAACCGCTGATACAGCTACCTTTCCAGAACCATCAGAAGCTAAAGCCCGTGAAGCCGTTAAATCGCTTGTAGTAATAGTTGATACAGCACCAGCAATATTAGCTGTGCGGCGAGCCTCAATAGCTGAAATATCAGTTGCATTTTGTGCT